GATCCCGGCAAAATGAGCCAAGGGGAATACGCAGTGTGGTACGCAAAAAAATACGGAAAACGCTAGGGGCTAGGAGGCCCATCACATGGCTAATACCAATCTCACCGTAGATCAGGTGACCAACCGAGCGCAGATGGTACTTCACCAGAAGTTAAATTTTATTGGCAATATCCAACGCCAATATGATGATAGCTACAAAACTGGTGGAGCCAAAGCAGGCGAAGACATCCGCATCAAACTTCCAAACGAGTTTACAGTTCGTAGCGGAAAGACCTTGAATGTTCAAGATGTTGAAACCCAGTCGGTCACCATGTCTACTTCAACACAGAAGGGCGTGGACATGAATTTCAGTCAGCAAGAACTGACACAGGATATTTCATTGTTCTCGGAGAATTACATCGAACCCGCGATGTCCGCACTGGCGGCTGTTGTGGAGAGCGATGCTTTGTCAATGTACAAAGACATTTACAACGAAGTGTCTGATCTGAGCGAAGATCCAGTCTTAAAGGACATCCTAGAAATGGGCAGTCGTTTAACCGAAAATCTTGCTCCATACGCTGACCGCTGTTTGTTATTGCGATCGCGTTCTGAAGTTGCTTTGATCGACGCACTGTCGGGTCTGTTCTCGGCCTCGTCCAATTTGGACAAGCACTACCGAGAAGGTCAGTTGGCTAATAACTTTGTTGGATTTCAAAAAGTTTTCACCAACACCATGCTACCCAACCACGTAGGGGGCAGTGATGACGGGACTGCTGATTATCTTATCAATAATGGTACTTTGAATGGTAGTACCATGACTGTTGATACTGGTGCAGGCACATTTAAAAAAGGCGACATCTTCTATCTGAACGGTACTTACAGGGTTCACCCTGAGACAAAGGCAGACACAGCAAAACATCAGCCTTTTGTTTGTACCAATGACGAAGCAGCAAGCACTACCAGCATCGAAGTTTCACCTTCGGGCGTTTCTTCCGGTGGACGACAGAACATCAATGCTAACTGGACGGATGGCAAGGCTTTGCACAAAGTAGAGTCTGACAATCGAGTTACTTTGACCTCTGCAACGGACATCGCGGCTTCACAGACATACGGCATTGATCTCGCGTTTAATAAAAATGCTTTTGCGTTTGCGACGGCAGATTTGGAGGTGCCGAAAGGTGTCCATTTCGCAGGACGCAGAGTGCAAGACGGTATTTCATTGAGGATGGTAAGAGATTACGATATCAACAATGATAATATGCCTTGTCGTCTGGACATCCTTTATGGATACAAAACAATCCGAGCGCAGTTGGCTTGTCGTGGTGGCTTCATCGCGTAAGCTGATTAACTATTAACCCTCCAATTAGGGAGAACTGTTAGATGTCTTATACAAAAGGGAATCTAATAACAACAAGCGCGGCGGCGCAGGGTTGGAATCATTACTACTATGATGCTGATTCGGCTTCCGATGCTATGGCTACCGTTACCGCTGCGGGATATTTTAATAATGTCGATGACGGTCTGGGAATAGGCGCGGATGATCTTATCACCGTTAAAGCCTCAGACTTTACGGCAATCCTGAAAGTGACAGGCGTGTCTTCGGGCTCAGTAAGCACTATCTTCTTGTCACAACCTAACGAGCCTATAGCGGCTGGTTCGTCACTGTCTGTGACAAAGGCGGAACATGACGGTAGGATAATCTTGCTTGATACAGCGGCAGGGTCAACTATTACTCTCCCAACGGCAGAAGGGCTGGGAACGCATTTCACGTTTATCGTCAGCGTGACATGTGCCTCTAACGCTCACGTCATCAATGTTACTGGTGACGATGAGTTCGTGGGACATGCTATGCAAGTGCAAGTCTCTAACGATACAGAGGCGCAGTATCCATCCTTGGTCGCAGATAACTTTGATGGTATCTCCATGAACGGAACAACCACTGGCGGTATTATCGGTGACTGGATCGAATGTGTGGATATCCTTACGGATCATTGGGCTGTGAAGATCAATAGTAACGCAAGCGGAACGGTGGCAACACCAATCAGCTAACGCTGTTTCTGTTTTATGGACGGGGGGCTTCGGCCCTCTATCTTTAACCCTTTTAAGTACAGGTCATGTCTTTTCTTACGATAGCCCAAGATGTTTTAATCGCGGTTGACTTCCCATCTCCATCGAATGCTTTCGCCAACAACGACCCGGCAGTAAAAAAAGTGAGGCGATCTATCGAGTCATCTTCCTACGCCCTTGCAAGAGTTAATGCGTGGAAGACGATGCGCGGGGAACGAACATTCACGTCACTGGCGGCAGAAGTCCAGACAGGAATATTACCAGCCGGGTTCGACCGATTCATACCTGAAACATTTTGGAACCGCACAGATAAAAATTTAGTTATAGGGCCGATCACAGAGGTTGAGTGGGCAAGCCTTAAAGCGTATGGATACGCTGACACCTCAAGACCCAAATTCATTCAACGTGGCAACACTGCGGCCTCATCCATCCTGATGATACCCGCCCCGTCGGCTGGGAAGACCTTTGCGTTTTCTTATGTGAATAGTTATTTCTGCCAGTCCTCTAGTGGGACAGCGCAGTCGGCATGGGCGGCAGATGCGGATGTGGCAAGGCTCAACCCAGAGCTTGTAACGCTCGGCGCGATCTCTGACTTCCTCTGGATGGAAGGCATGAACCATGAGAAGGCCGACAGTGATTTTGAAGATCTATTTAATCTACTTGTAAAAAATGACAACCCGAGAGCGAGGGCAATGTCCTGCGGAGATATTTTCGGATCACGAAGACATTTCACGGGATCGCCTGCTTCAACGGGAAACTATAACATGACATCTTAGGAGAAGGTTGATGCAAAACTTTATGCAAGGCGGTATGTTCGGGCCGAGCGGTGGGCCGCAGGGAATGGGCGGACTGACAGAGCAAGAACTGAGGATGGTGATGGGCGGACAGCGGGGCGGAATTGGTGGGCAGATGCCAAATTATAATCAGGCTCCAGCAGGTGGCCCTCCTCCTCCGCAGACAATTGGCGGGGTAGGTCAAGGCGTAGATCCCAGCATGATTGGTGGCGGGGCGCAGGGCGGTCTTGACGGCATGGACTTCGGTGAGGGAGCTATCACTGGCGGGATGGGCCAAGGCCAAGCGGCTTTGATGGGAATGGCTCAACAAAATATGCGAGATGAAGAGATGGCAAAAATGTTAGCCCAAATGGCGGCAATGCAAGGCGGCGGGGCTGGCGGAATGGCTCAAGGATGATAAGCGCAAAGCGCAGAAAGGCTGGACGAAAAGGCTACGCTTCAAAACGTGCCAACATCCAGACCATACCTTCGCCAACGGGGGGTTGGGATACGCGGCAGGCGGTAAGCGCGATGCCTCCGACCAATGCCGTGTTGCTCGACAACTGGTTTCCTGAAACGGAGAAGGTAACGCTTCGCGGCGGTTCTGAGGCTTACGCTACTGGGCTTGGCGGATCTGCGGAGCCTGTCGAAACATTGATGGAGTACAACAAGCTCGACGGGACGAATGAACTCTTCGGGGCTTGCGGTGCGGAGATTTACGATGTTACTTCAGCGGGTGCGGTAGGTGCGGCAGTGGTATCAACTCTCACTAATGCACGGTTCCAGTATGTCAACATGGGAACCAGTGGCGGACAGTTTCTTCTCTGCTTCAACGGCGCGGATACTCCGAAACTTTATAACGGGTCAACGTGGGCCAACGCCGCTATGACAGGCCCGACCATTGCGAATTGTATCTGGTGCAACATTCACCATCGTCGGCTCTGGATCGGAGAAGAAAATTCTCTCTCTGGATGGTACGGTGGCCCGAATGCAATCACCGGAACTTTTGTAGAGTTCTCGCTCTCTGGGGTTTTCTCCAAAGGCGGGTACATCGCTGGCATGGGAACATGGACACGAGACTCAGGTGAAGGCTCAGAGGATCTCGCGGCATTCGTAAGTAGCGAAGGGCAGGTAGCTTTGTTCAACGGGATAGACCCAAACACTGCGGCGGACTGGCAGTTGATCGGTGTGTTCCAGATTGGGCGACCTATCGGCAGACGCTTCATGATCAAAGCTGGCGCGGATCTCGTCCTGATAACTACGGACGGATTTGTTTCTCTCGGTGCGATCCTTGCGTTGGACAGATCCCAAGCAGAGATGGCATCTATCTCAGCCCAGATAAATGATGCAGTGAACAACGCGGTAAGAACGTATGGCACTCAATTCGGATGGGAAGCTATTTTGTATTCTCAAGGGCAACAATTAATTTTCAACATTCCTATTTCTGGGACAGAAAAGCATCAGTACGTTTTCAATACGCTCACGCAGGCTCCGTGTCGGTTTAAGGGCTTAGAGGCAGTGACGTGGGGCTTGAAGGGTGACGACATTTTTATGGGCATGGAAGACGGCACAGTCGATAAATACGATGGTGACGATGTAACTTCCGACACTGGTGGCGTTGCGATTAGTGGCGACGGCGTTGCGGCGTTTAATTATTTTGGTACGCCCAATATGGAAAAGCAATTCCAAGCGGTCGAGCCTATCTTTGAATCAATAGGCAACCCGGTTATCGCTACCGACATGAATGTGGACTTTCAGATAAGAGCCGCGACAGGTACTGCTGTTGCTGGGCCGACGCATGTCGGAATATGGGGAACTGCAAAGTGGGGCGTGGATCTCTGGGGAGAAGCCCCGCAGGTTTTC